GGATTTGGGAATACTGATGTAGTGATGATCTGTGTTGACTATGATCTTGGTTATGTCTGGTTAGGGAAAAATGGGACTTGGGTACTTAGTGGTGATCCTGACAATAATTCAAATTATGTTCATACATTTTCAAACAGTGAAAAGATCACGATATACCCATTTGCTTCTGCATCAAATAACACAGGGTTTTATTTTAACTTCGGTCAAGACCCAACTTTCGGTGGAACTAAAACACCTTCTGGTGGTACTAATTCTGCTGGCTCATATCCAGACAAAAGTGATACTGGAATTGGTGGATTCTTCTATGATCCTCCTGCTGGAGCCAAAGCACTTTGTTCTGCCAACCTGCCAGAAATGACACCAACTGTAGATGATGATACTCCACAGGATTATTTTAAAGCTGTGACGTATACTGGGAATGGTACTAGTCAAAGTATTACTGGTGTTGGATTTCAGTCTGATTTGGTGTGGATTAAATCAAGAAGTGGAACTAATGGTAATGCCAGTCATGCACTGTATGATTCAGTTAGAGGTGTTGGCGCAAACAAAGAATTGACACCAGATCAATCTTATGCTGAAGGCGATGGAAACTCATCTCAGTTCGGTTATGTATCTACACTAGATGTTGACGGGTTTAGTATAGGTGCAGGTTCTGCTAGCAGCATACAAATTAACGGCAGTTCTACAAATTATGTTGCTTGGTGCATGAAAGCAGGAGGTGCGCCCACAGCAGATAATAGCAATACTTCTGGCGCAATGACTGCCAATAGTGTTTCACTGAACGGAACACTACAAAGCAATTACACCCCTGCTGGATCACCAACAATATACCCAAAGCGAATGTCAATAAATACGGATGCAGGGTTTAGTATTGTGAAATGGACTGGGAACGGTGCAGCATTAGTTGATAATACATATCAGTCAATTCCTACTGGTCTTTCTGGTCAATTAGCATTTGCAATTCAGAAGCGCACTGATACGACAGGTAACTGGCATACCTATCACAAAAACTGTTCGGTTGCTCACACATATTGGAGCGCACACACTTATTTAAATAGTACGCTTGATGAACAAATTGGTAGTGGGTATGACAGTCAAGTTTTCAAATACACGCACAGTAATGGTCTTTGTGAATTTCAGAATGGTGATGGAAACAATGTATCTAGTGGTGAATACATTAGTTATTTTTTTGAAGAAGTAGAAGGCTACAGTAAGTTCGGTTCTTACACCGGAAATGGTTCTGCGGATGGGCCGTTTATCTATTGCGGATTCCGTCCTGCGTGGATTATGATTAAACAGTCATCTAGTAGTGGTGTGGAAAATGCTTGGTGGATTACAGATTCCACAAGATATGAATTTAATGGGGATACTTCAGATGCTCTAAGAGCGAATACCGCAGATGAGGAAAACACAGGCAATTCTGCTCTTATGCCTGACTATTTAAGTAATGGTTTTAAAATTAGAGGGACAGATACGGCAGTAAATCTTAGTGCTTCAACCTACATCTTTATGGCCTTCGCAGAACAACCATTCAACTATGCCAATGCTCGCTAATAAAGTAGAATAAATAATATGGCATCTCTTACAAACATATTCATAGATCAAGGTGCATCTTTTTCAACATCAGTTACAGTTACTGATACAGATGAAAGCGCATTTGATCTTGCTGACTATACAGCAGAAGCACAAATAAGAAAGACCTATGATTCTCTTACATCAACCAGTTTTTCCACATCAATTGATACAAATCCTGCTTCTGGATTGATTACATTAGAGTTGACCTCAGCACAAACAACTGCACTGGAAGCAGGAAGATATGTTTATGATTTGGTGATTACATCAAATGGTGGAATAAAAACAAGAGTGATTGAAGGTATTGCAACAGTCTTGCCTAGTGTTTCAAGGAGTTAATAAATGGCAATTACTGCAAAGATAAATCGTGCTCCTAATGTTGCAGGTTCTGTTTCTCAAGGAAATCAAGTACAAGTAACCAGAGTTCAGGTTCCAGCTGCAACAAAAGCAACACAACTTACTGATTTTGATTTATCAGGAGTACAGGATGGATCTCTATTACAGTATAATTCTGAAAGAAAAGTATTTGTGACCACTACATCAATATCTGGAGCAGCATTTTAAGGATAACAAATGGCAGCAGCAACAGTAATACAAGTCAAAAGAACTACAACAGGCAATATTCCATCCACCACCGAACAAGGTGAGTTGTTTTATGTTTATGATACATCTAATGTTTCATCTGGTGCAGGTAATAATGGTCAACGTCTTTTCATTGGTGATCCTACCAATAATACAAATACTCCAAGAAAAATAGGTGGTGAATATTATACTGGATTAATGGATCACACTCTGGGCACACTTACTGCTGATGCTGCGATTCTTGTTGATGCTAACAAAAAGATTGATAACTTAAAAATTGATAATATTGATATTGATGGCAATTCAATTATTTCTACTGATACAAATGGTGACATCAATATTACTCCAAATGGATCTGGTTATGTTGTTATTGATGGATTAAATTATCCACAAGCAGATGGAACAGCTAGTCAAGTTTTGTCAACTGATGGAAATGGCAATCTTTCGTTTCAGTCAGTTGGAGGAACACTAGATATTGCTGCAGATTCTGGAACAGATAATGGTGTTGTTCTAGGAACTGATACTTTAACCATAACTGGTGGAACAGGTATTAGTACATCTGTCACAGGAGATACGATTACAGTCAATGGTGATGATGCCACCACTACTACAAAAGGTGTGGCAAGTTTTGCAGCATCTGATTTTGCCGTAACAAATGGTGGAGTTTCAATCAAAGCAGCTGGCGTATCAAATTCACAGCTTGAAAATAATTCAGTTACAATAGGTTCAGATAGTATAACTTTAGGTGGTATATTAAGCGCATTTACTTCTTTAACAGTAGATAATATTACTGTTAATGGAAATACTGTAACAACTACAACAGGAAATTTAGAATTAAATCCAACAGGATTCATTGATGTAAATAATAATTTAATTTCAGGTGTTGCTGATCCTGTTAGTGCTCAAGATGCAGCCAACAAGCAATATGTTGACGCTGTAGCGGAAGGTTTACATATTCATGCTTCTGTAGAAGTTGCATCAACAACAAATTTTGCAGGATTTAGTGCTGGTACTATCACATTATCATCTCCAATTGCGGTATCAACAGGTATTGATGGATTTACTGATGCTGCGCATTTGGTAACAGGTGCAAGAATTTTGATCAAAGATCAAACGAATGCAAATGAGAATGGTATTTATACCATGAATGTTTCTGGTTCAGCAGGAAGTGAACAGATTGACAGCTTCACTAGAGCAGATGATTTTAATACAGCAGCCGAAATCGCAGGTGGTGATTTTGTATTTGTAATTCATGGAACAGAATACGCAAACACTGGATGGGTTCAAACAGAACATGTTACCACAGTAAATACTGATGATATTAGTTTCACTCAGTTTTCTGGTGCAGGAACATTTCTTGCAGGTGATGGACTTACTCTTACGGGAAATGAATTTTCAGTAGTCGGAACATCAAATAGAATTTCTGTTTCTGCAAGTGGTGTTGATATTGATACAAATTATGTTGGCCAAACATCTATTACAACTCTTGGAACTATTGCAACAGGAACATGGAATGCGAATGTAATTGGTTCAGTATATGGTGGTACAGGTTTAAGTTCTTATACAACTGGTGATTTAGTTTATGCTAGTGCTGCAAATACTTTAGCAAGTCTAGGAATAGGATCAACAGGCGAAATTCTTACAATAGCAGCAGGTGTTCCTGCATGGACTGACACAATTGACGGTGGAACGTATTAATAAATATGTCTGTAATTAAATTAAAAAGATCAGAAACGGGTTCTTCTGTACCCACTACTTCCGACTTGGAAGTTGGAGAAGTAGCACTTAATACGGTAGATCAGAAAATATATGTAAGAGATAGTTCTAATAACATTATCACAGTTGCTAATTTCTCAACAGGTGGTGGTTCATCTCTTGCACTAAATGATCTTTCTGATGTTTCTACCGCAAGCGCAAGTACAGGACAAGTTCTTACAGTTCAATCAGATGCATCTTTTGCCTTTGAAACACCATCAGCTGCAGCAGATGATTCGTTTATAAATGCAATCATATTCGGTTAAAAAATAGATGGCAAACACATTACTTTTAAAAACGTATGATGGTGGAACAAATTATTCAACAGCTAATTCTGATGCTTCTGTTTATACTGTTCCTTCTGCCAAAACAACTATTATAATCGGATTTATGATTTCAAACATCACAACAAACACAATTGTTGTTGGTGTAAAGATTACAGATAATGATGCTTCACAGACAGTAAATTTTATGAAAAATATTTCAATACCTTCTGGATCTTCATTAGAAATCATGGGTGGAAACAAGATGATATTGAACACTGCTGATGTTTTAAAAGTCACATCTGATACGGCTAATTCATTTGACGTAACAATTAGTATTGTGGAGCAAGATACATGAGTCGAGCACTAGATGTTGCAAATGATCTTTCTACTCTTGGTCCTAAATATGATGCAGGAAATTTTGATTCCATCTCAGTAACAAATTCTGTTGTAGACGCAGGACAACTTCTTGGAATTGATCTTTCTGGTCTTGCAAATGCTGGCGATTATATTTCAGTCAATGTAACAAATGCACAAGATGATGAAGTTCTAGTTTTCTCTAGTGGTACATTGGTTAATCAATCACTTTCTGTTGACTCTTCTACAATAGATCATGATGCATTGACAAACTTTGTTGCAAACGAACATATTGACTGGACAAATGCAACAGCAAATTTTTCTACAACAGGAACATTTTCTTCTGGACAAGCCACATTTGTTAATGATTCTACGGCAAATGATACGCTTCTTTTGCAGACTAGTGATGACAGCTCTTCCGCTGCTCCGATATTAACATTTGATAGAAATAGCACTTCTTCAGCAAATGCAGATTATCTTGGTCAAATAAAATTCAAAGGCAATAATGATTCTGGTAGTGAACAAATATACGCAAAAATTACTGGCAAAATTTCCGATGCATCAAATGGTTCAGAAGATGGATTAATTGAATATGCTGTTAAAAAAGCAGGTTCAAATTCAATTGTAATGCGAATTACTGGTTCTGCGTTAAAATTGTTAAATAGTACAAGTTTAGAAGTTGATGGTGCAATATCTACAGGAGGAACACAAAGAATTTCAAGTTCAGGTGCGTTTTCAAATGTGACAGGTGATGCAGCAATTATTACATCAGGAACATTTGCTGATGCAAGAATTTCTTCATCTAGTGTTACACAACATTTGGGTAGTTATCTAACAGCTGAATCTGATACCTTAGATTCCGTGACAGGTAGAGGAAATTCAACAACAAATGGAATCTCCGTTGGTTCCTTAAATACTCATACGATTCCATCAGGAACAGGAACACTTGCTTTGGAAGCAGATACAATACTCACAGCAATCATTTATTCGGCAGCACTAGGATAATTCATGGCAACATTTGTAAGATATTCTGAAACAGCAGGAACATCACTTACTGCTGTAAATGGTTCTGGTCCGACAAATGCTTCGATTGTTGTTGGATTGATTGCTTCAAATACAGGTAGTGCTTCTGATACAATAGATATTACTATTGGAACAACAGCTGATTATTCGGGTGCTACATTTGATTATGTTATCAAAGGCGCACCGATTCCTGTTGGTAGTACACTCAGCGTTTTAGATGGAAAATTAGTAATTAATTCATCAGATATTATCAAGGCAAAAAGTACGAATGGCACAGTTGATGTTACTGCTTCTATCTTGGAGTTATAAAAGATGAGTGGATATGTAGGCAGCAAAAGATCCAGCAGTTTAGTTAGCTTCGATGAGGGTACAATTGGCAGTGGTGTGACGTTTCCTGCTGGGCATGTGATTAAAGTGGTTCCGGGAAGCACTACGACAGAAACAGTTATTAGCACATCATCTTTTGAAGATACGGGCCTTTCTGCTACGATTACTCCATCAAGTACTTCAAGCAAAATTCTTGTTTTTGTAAATCAACAGGTAAGAAATGCCGCTGCTAACCCTACAACATTAGGATGTAGATTACGTCTTCTTCGTAATTCTGGAAACATATTGAGTTTAAGCGGAGAAAATACAGGTCAGTTTGATAGTTTTGAAATCACAGCAGATGGTGGTGGCAATGTACGCATTGCTGGATATATTAGTTTCAATTATCTCGACTCTCCATCGACAACAAGTTTGGTTACATACAAAACTCAAGCATCAGCAAATGGTGGTAATCATGCTTTTCAAAATTACTCGTCTATATCCATTATGACTCTAATGGAGATTGCAGGATGATTACAAAAGTAGATGCTCTCCAATCCCTTCGTCCCGGTGCTGAGTGGGTTCTTCGTGGTGATAAACTAGAGTGGCGAGACAGTACAAAAACTCAACCAACAGAAGAACAAATCCAAGCAAAAATTGCAGAACTCCAAGCAGCAGAACCAATGCGTCAACTCAGACAACAACGCAACCAACTCCTAGATCAATCCGATTGGATGGCAGTATCCGACAGAACAATGACCCAAGCACAGATCGACTACCGACAAGCCCTACGGGATCTACCAGAAACAGCAGATCCACAACTAGACGAACAAGGCAATCTAACCAACGTAACGTGGCCTAGCTTATGAGTAATGCGAGAACAATAGCAGACTACGCTAACGATGATGGGATTAGCGGCAATAAAATAGATGGTGGAACGATAAGCAGTTCTGCATTGGCAACTACGGTTACCATGTCTGCTAATCATCCTGGAGTAAAAGCAGCATTGAATGCAAGTGGAAATCCTGGGATTTGTGCTTGTAGGGCATGGGTAAATTACAATTCTTCCACTAACAGCATTAACGCTAGTTTTAATGTTTCCAGTGTTACAGATGCAACAGGCAATTTAGTGGTTAATTTTACAACTGCTATGCAAGATGCAAACTATTCCGTTCAAGTGACTGCTGGTGCTGGGCCAGGATTATTTCATGAACGAGTTGATAATTTAGCCACAGGTAGTTTCCGCATCTATACATATCGAAATAATGGCGCATTAACGGATTACAACCCAACCTGTGCAGCAGTCTTCCGCTAACCACAAAGGATTCAAATGAAACTAGCAATTTTCCCCAATGACGAAACCATCTCTGTTTTAGTACCTGCTCCAAACTGTGGGCTAACGCTAGAGCAAATCTGTGCTAAAGATGTACCGACCGGAGTCAAGTACAAAATTATTGACAGTTCTGAACTTCCAGCAGACCGTGAATTTAGGAATGCGTGGGACTATGATTTTACCAATTCATACGATGGAGTGGGTGCGTGATTACGATCAATCTGACAAAAGCCAAAGAAATCAAAAAAGAATCTCTACGAGCAGAACGCAAGCCTTTGTTAGAGGCTCAAGACGTTGCCTACATGAGAGCGCAGGAAGCTGGTGAAGATACGACTGCCATTGTTGCGGAAAAGCAAAGACTACGAGACATCACAATACTCTGTGATACGGCAACTAGCGTAGAAGATCTAAAAGCTATTGACATCAACGCATCATGACCACCGCAGCAGAATTAGCATCCTACGCCAGTAGCTTTCCGAGTTTCCGTAATCGGATTATCAATGGAAATTTTGAAATATGGCAAAGAGGTAATACAAGTAGAACTTTTGGTATTGCTAAAGACTACTCAGCAGACCGTTGGTGTCGTAGTGGTTATCAAAGTGCTGCTCACGAACGTGTGACCGTTTCAAGTCCAGTTGCTGGCATGACATCACGTTACGCTATTAGGTCAAGTAGTTGCACTACTGCTGAAGACGCTAATGGTTCTCGGATGACTGTTGATCAAAAAATTGAAAGTGTAAATTGCTATGATTTAGCAGGAAAACAAATCACATTCAGTTTTTGGATTAGATTTTCTTCTACAGCATCTTCTTTAGGTAGTTCTTTTTCTTCAAGAGTCCAATACAACACAAGCAATACTGATTCAACAACACTTTCAGATTTGGGGGATGGAAATATATGTGGTAATGATATTTTAAGTACAAGTTTACCTACGGCATGGACAAAAATTACAAAAACTGGATTAGTTCCTGCGGGTGTACAAAACTTAACCCCACGTTTCCAATTTAATAATCTTGTTAGCACTGCTTCTGCTGGTTCTGAATGGTTTGAAATTACCGAAGTCCAAGTGGAAGAAGGCACAGTTCCGACTCCATTTGAGCATCGGCCCATTGGGACAGAGTTGGCGTTGTGTCAGAGGTACGCAATCATGTTTGGTAATAATACTGTAAATAACACAGGCGATGGTGGGCATTTTGGTTTGGGTTGGATAGATACCATTGACAACTTTGCAGGTATGATTTTTCTTCCAACGACAATGAGAGAAAGACCAGTGCTAAATGCATGGGGTACTAGTAACTTTGAAATTGCTTATACAGATCTTACTATTAGCACAGTATCTGGTGTGGATATTTCACAAATACAGCATATATCAACCAAAAATTTAGTTTTTTTTACGATAGGTTCAGGACAAACTAATCAGCATAGGCAGCAACCAGCTTCGTTTAGATATGCAACCAACTCAAATACGGATGCATTTCTTTTAGAATCGGAACTTTAAGATGTATAAAATTAAAAAAGATGGATGGGGTTATAAAATCTTGAGACTTACTGATAATTTTTTGATTCCAATAAATCTTGGGAATACAGACTACCAAGAATATCTTGCTTGGTTAGCAGAAGGAAACGAACCACTACCAGCAGATGAACCGCCACAACCAGAGGAACCGAACGCATGAGCAAAGCAGATAATCTAGGAACGTTTGCAGGTAAAGTCAACGTCAGCAACAATGTGGTTCAATCCATAGAAGGAATGAGTTTGTTTGAGTTCAATCCTGAATTCACTGAATCATATGAAATTGAAGAAAACACTAACGCCATGCTTGTGGGACCGATAAATATTAGTGGAACT